TGACAAACTAGCAGAACATCATTTAAAGTTCGGAAGTGTTTGTATTTCAATATTTTACAATTGAAATCAATGCTTTTTGGCTCATTATTGGTTCATTTTTAGTATTCTCCTAATAATTATCAAGTGTGCTTAGTAGCCGTTCTTTATAGGTGTAGATGTTGTCTAAATCATCTATCTGAACGCGCTCGGAACTGTCTTTGCCTTTATCAAAAAACTCTATGTATTTTTTGTTGCCATTGAAATGTAGGCGACAAATAGGCTTGCGATTATTATCGTCTAACAATATACCAAAATAGGATATGGTATCACGATAGGCTATTCGGTGGGCGGGTAGCCTTTCACGCAATATGGCTTTTACTATTTGATAGGCTTCAATCTCTTCTTCGGTGGTTACTATCTTGATTTCTTCGGTTTCTTCTTCTGGACCTTGTGGAGCGGTTTCGGCTGTTGCTGGTTGCTTAGTTTCTTCTATGTTTAAGGCTGTTTTCAAGCGGGCATTGATTGTGTCATTGAAATAGGAGGTCATCGCTCGTTTTAGATAGCCTGTGAATGTTTCGAGGCGATTGGCATTGATTTGCTTTTCAAAGAAACGGCGTGCCAGCAGCTTGATGAAGTCATCGGAGGGCTCTTGTATTTCTTTTTCAAATTCATTGCGAAAGGCGCGCACGTATTTGAGGGCTTCGGCACTTTCTAAGATGTTATCGAGGCTGAATGTGGCTTTGGTGAATTTTACGAGCTCTTTAATGGTGCTGTCTTTTAGGTTGGCTAAATTGACGGTTAGGAATGGATTGTTATCCATTACGTTTGGCTTTTCAAGGTCGGTAAAGAAATTGTATACTATGCCGTTGGTGATGATAGCGAAACGGGTGTCGGTTACGTGGTAGTAGCGGTGGAGTTGTGAGGTGTAGGCTTCTACGTTCTCTTTCCAATGTTTGCATTCTACGATTAGGATAACTTGATCGTCTTTCTTGATTACGTAATCTACTTTTTCGCCTTTTTTGGTCCCGATGTCGGCGACAAATTCGGGTATTACTTCGGTGGGATTGAATACATCGTAACCGAGTATTTGCAGAAATGGCATTATGAAGGCGTTTTTGGTTGCCTCCTCTGTTTTTATCTGGTCTTTAAGACTTTCCACTCGGCTGTAAAGTTGTTCGAGTTTGGTTTTTAGTTCTACTTCTATTTCCATTGTTTTTCTATATTATTGGTTAAACTTGGTCTTCGGTTTGTCTTCGCTTAGTGTTCGCTTAGTGTTCGGTGTAGGTGTATTTTTCCTGTTTTTACTCTTTTAGTATTTCGACTAATTTATTATATACATCAGGGTTTTGTAAGTCGTTCCAATATATTTTTTCGTACTTATATCTATCAAAGGCGTCTTTCTTTTGGTATATGATAAGTCCGTATTTATCGCAAATGATGATGGTTTGGCTTTCTAACAGGTTTGCGTAGGAACGGGCTTGTTTGAATGCTTCTTCTATTTCTTTATTGGTTTTTAGATAGTATTTTGCTTCTATGAGTATTTTCGCTTTTTCGTATCCTTTTTTGTTGTCGTAATGTAGGGCGTAATCGGGATATATTTTGCTTCCTCGTCCTGCTCTTATGGGTAGTTGTCGGATATAGTTTTTGTGCTCGGTGTAGCCGATTTGGTTTAGATAATACTCTAATAGTTTCACTTCTACATCTCGCTCGTTGTGTAATTCAACTCCTTTTGGTGGTTCGGGTGCGTGTGGGGTGGGTAGGTTGGTGGTATCGAAGCCTTTGTTTTGCATTAGGTATAGGAGGCGTGTGTAATCGTCATTTGAGATCGCCCAGCCGTTTACGCCTTGAAATTTTTTGCGTATTAGTGGGTGTTTTGCGAAGTACTCATCGGCTTCTAATTCTTTTAGGGTGATGTGGGGTACTTCTATTTCGTTCCCTATATAGGAATTAGCATAATAATAGAAAAATGGGTCGATAACTCCGTCTGTTTGGGCTCTCCAAATGTGTGTAATGGCACTAATGGGTGAGGTTTCATAATGTACTAAAATGTCGCCTCGTTTAGTTTCGGGGTTTGCTTGCCAAAATTTTTCTTCTTCTATACGTTCTTCTTCGGCGATTAATCCGCCTATAAACCACGCTTGGGTGGGTTGGGGCATTGGTGGGAGTGTTTTATCGATATAGTTGGGGGCAAAGTCGTATAGGAATGCGCACAGCTCGTTGGGTGTTAGGTTATTTTCTACTCTGAATTTATAAAACACTTCGCACAGCTCAATATAATACATACAGCGGGCACGATAGTCGCTCTTTTTAGGCATTTTGGGTAGCTCTATAGAAAAAGTATCTGCTATTTTATTGAGGTCGAAAAATCGGTATGTAAATAGGTATGGGAATGTATAATCATAGGCTATGGCATAGAAATAAAAGGATATTACTATATGAAAGATCAGAAAATACTTATAGTCTTTAGGGTCTATAATATAGCCTTTTTCGTTATTATCAAATATGAAATAAATGCCTTCGTCTAAGCAGGTTTCAAACTCTTTTCTTACTTCTGCAAACGTTTTAAAATCAAAGTTATTAGGATTTCTATCCAGTGAGCTGTCGCCTATTTGTTGCATTATGCTTTCATAGGCTCTTTTTTCAATCCATTTGCCGCAATTGGGGTTATATTTTTTGATTACTTCAACATCGTTCCAAAAAACGCTATAATATTCAAAGAAATCTATAGTATTTTTGCCGTTTTCGGATTGTTTGTATAAATCCCATACGTATTTTGATAGTTTCATATTGTTTTAGTTTTTGGGTTACATTCGTTCTTTATTGAAACTTCCTTTGACGGTAAAGAAGCATCGGATAATACTAAGGGGGTATTCACGGGGTTCGTATTTAGGGTTTTCACTTGCTAATATTACGTGATGTTCATCAGAGCCTTTTTGTACGTACTTAATGTTTGTATCCCCATTATCAAATACAACCACGTAAGGGTGTCCAAATACTATATATGGAAATTCTACGGGCTTTATACCTATCATATCTCCTGATTTGTATTTTGGATACATACTATCACCATAAACGTTTATGAATATTACGTTGCTACCAAAATTGGGGATGAATATAGGAACACGTGTTTCTTCATTGTTGAATGTAGTGAGGTCAAATCCTGCGGAGGCATTGACTTCGGGGTAATAATATCCTGTTATTCTTCCTTTGGGTATTCCGATAGCGTTTTCTTGGAAATATTCTCTTGCTTCTTCTACATACTGGGTAAGGGTATATCTTTGTCTATCGGTTAATTGAGCATCTCCCCATTGAAATTCTTTGAGTACCTTTTGAGGAATACCTGTTTTTTCGTGTATATCAGTAAGGGTAAGGTCGTAGTTTTTACGTTCTTCCCTTAGAAATAGTGCTAATTCATCTTCTTCTTCCTCTTCTTCGTATTCGTCTTCTTCGGGGACTTTTTGTTCCTGCTGAGTGAGCATTGAGCCGTTGTTATTTTTTAACCATTCAGGATTTAAACCAAACTCATAAGCAAACTTTTCAAGGAAGCTATCTGTTAGATATTTTTCAAGTCCTTTTAAAGCTCGTGAAATAGTTTCCTCAGATATTCCCATTTTTTTAGAAATATCCTTTTGTGTCTTTATTATTTGTTCCCCTTTTAAATAAGCAACGGCTCTATCAAGTCTGTTTTTTTTATCAATAATATTGATATTTGGATTATTTTCCATACCTTTGCACTTTAAAATTAAACATTTGTTGTTATGAATTGTAATAAAGAAAAGCAAGCGTTTATACCTATGTCTGATGAATTATGGTCGGAGTTAAATAGTTATCCTCCTATTACCTACAATCCTCCTATTGCATATAGACCTCCTGTTATATATGTAACAAACAATGATGTAAATAACAACAAACAATCTAAAAAAGAAAAAGCGGTATATAGCCATTACAATAAAGGAAACGAACAAAAAAGCTACTGTTCTATATTATTGTTGCCTTCCTTATGCGTTCTTCTATGTATTGCAATTCTTTATTTTTTAAATCTTTTATAGGTTCAGATGATTTTATATTGTAAAAAATATCAAGCAATATAGATTGATTTATTAATTCCTGATATACAACTTTTTGCAAAGTTTCTTCCACCTCCTTTTGTTCCGCTTTAATTTCCGATTTAAATCTACTTGTGTCAATAACAGCCCAAATTTGAAAACCTACCAAAAAGGTAACAATTACCCCCATAACAGCGGTGGTAGCCCCAAAGCTATCCCACGTAAAAGGCTCTAATCTGCACCAAAATAACAGTAATGTAGCTATACTTATCAGTAGTGATAGCAGTGGTAATATATTTTTCTTCAAAAAATCTTTCATTATAATGATTTATTAATCAGTTAATTACAAAAATATAACAAATTAAATATCAAAATAATTGATATAAAACTTGCAATATCAAAAAAGTTGATATATCTTTGCGGCGTGAAAATGAAACGTTACTATTAACGTTGCAAAGATAATAAATAATATGAAATTAACAAGCACAGCAAGAAGTATTATTGTAAGTTGTATAACTGACTTCTCAATAGAGGTGAATAAGAAGCCTATAACTATTAGCCACTGGCTATATATGCGACCTTATATGTTTTTGAAGATAGAAAATTACACCCCTTTAAAAAAATTCGCTAAAACTGACAATATAGATGATTTGTTTGAGTTTGAGAGCGAAAATGAAAAAGAAACACTACTTAATAAGTATAGAACGTTGAATTATGAAGACAAGACAAGTTATACCGCTTAATGTTACTGCCGAAGAGTTTTGCAACGCTCTGGGGCTACCTCGTAGGGCTGACCTTATGATGCAACTTAGAGACTTACAACTTGTGAAGTTCTTTAAGGTGGGTAATAAGCACTTATACCCTCGTACTTATATAGATAAAGTACAAAATATGTTATTAGAGGGTAAGATACAGATACGAACCGATAAAGGCGAATATTACGTAATTATGAAGTAAAAAAGCGGCACTATCCCAGCACCGCTTAATCTAAAAAAAATTAATGTTAAACATGTAATATTACAAATACGTAAATTACAATGGCAAATTTACAACAAATGAATGAAACTGCAAAACAAAGTAGCCAATTTTTTCTTCAAGACGGCTACGTAACGATGAATGGCAAACGCTATGATGAGTGTGTGCCTTTTGAGCAAGAGGCGTTTAACGTGGCTTTGCAGCACTGCAAGGCTGATGAAACGGCTGATGATGAGCTATCGCCTGAATGGGCTGATATGCTGAAACGTGCTACTGCACCGCTAATGGCTGTGTGCAAAAAACCTCAGACTGATATTAGTGATAGCTTGTTTGAGTTGTTGCTGTCAAAACTTCCTGATATGGCTGAGGGCGACCCTGATGGGTGGGTGAGTTTGGCGGTTACTTATGGGGTATATACGCTACAATTATGGTATTGTTATGCTACTGATGTGGTAGAATATGCGTGTTTTTACGAAAGTGCAATTGATGATTATAAAACGCATCATCTTACCCTTACGGCGCATCAGGTTGAGCGTTGTCATACTGTGATTACTGATGCTTACGATAAGCTGCGAAGTGAGTATGCTTATGAAGAGCGTTTGCATCGTGAAGACTTAAAACACTTAGAATATACATATTACAGGCAGGTGCTTTAACTTTAAATCTTACGACTATGAAAGAACAAGTAACAACCTTAGAGGTAGGCAAATGTTATCAGATACACCACGATAACGATGTATTGCACCTTATCAGGGTGAATAAAGAGTTTATACCCTTAGTACCTGATATACCAGTTTATTATGCGGTGGCTGAGGTGTGGGGCAGCAATACGATAAATACGAGCGTATGTCACTCAATAATTGAGGGTAATACTTATACTGAAATAACACAAGAGCAGTTTAAGAACGTATTGAACACTATGATATATAGAATATCTACTTATATCAATGAAATGAATTAAATCCGCTCATTTGTTGAGTGTAGGCTTCGGCTAACTGAAGTAAGAATGTTAGGTGGTTAGCCGAATGTCCTACAAAAACAAGGATAAAGAGCCTCTACCAATCATAAGTGCCGTGCTACCCTTTTAAATCTGGACATATCTAAAACACAATAACGCACGGCACTTTTCTAATTTAGAATTAATAATTAACACAAATGAATGAACAATTAATTACGCTGAAACAAGCCCCTATCATTATCTATGAGAGGATAAAAGCGGTAGGGCAACAAGTTGAGACTAAAATCGCTGAATTGAACCTCGACAACCAGTTGGTAACTGATGAGACTTTGAAGAGTGCGAAAAACACTCGCGCAACGCTTCGCAAAGAACTTGCGGTATTTGAAGAGCAGCGCAAATTCATCAAAGAGCAGGTAAATGCCCCTTATGAAGCGTTTGAAAAGGCGTATAAAGAGCATATCAAGGTGCATTACGATAAGGCTGATAGTACGCTGAAAGCGAAAATTGACGAGGTGCAAAATCGCTTATTAGACGATAAGCGGGGGCGTATCAAAGGCTATTTTACTGAATTATGCCAGTCGCAAGGTATTGACTTCCTCATCTTTGAACGTTTACCGCTGAATATTACGCTTAGTGATAGCGATAAGAAATTTAAAAATGAGGTGGCAAACTTTGTAAGCGAGGTATTAAATGGACTGCAAATTATTGAGAGCCTAAAAGAGCCTGATGAGTTTAAGGCTGAAATACTAACCGACTACAAGCAGACGCTTGATATTACAAGGGCGATACAGGGTGCTCAATACCGTAGGCAACAACGTGAGGCTGAATTGCAGCGTATCGAGGCGCAACGATTAGCAGCCGAGCAAGCAAGGGCAGCAGCAGCGGCGAGGGCGAGAGAAATAGCACCGCTACAAGCACCTGAAGAAGTACCACCTCCAGCAATTCAAGAAGCACCCGCCCCGCATCAAGAAGTACCTGCTCCTGCTCCTCAAGAAGAAATACTACATTACACCCTTGGGGTGAGCGGTACAAGGGCGCAACTTAGAGCATTACGCCAATTCTTAGAAACAAATAACATTAATTACAATATACAATGAGTACAGCAGTAACCACCACAGAAAAGGGCTTAACATTAGGTAATTTCCTTAATCAAAAAGCCACAGCCGATTTCCTAACAAAGACATTAGGTTCAAGAAAATCAGAGTTTGTATCTAACCTCTTAGCCCTTTCAGATAGCAATAAAGAACTGTTACAATGCGATAACACCGAGCTGATGAAGTGTGCATTGAATGCCACCGCTCTAAACCTACCACTTAACAAGAATTTAGGGTATGCGTATGTTATCGCTTACAAGGATTGGAAGACCCAAGAAGTACACCCACAATTTCAAATGGGATATAAGGGTTTTATTCAGTTGGCTATCCGAAGCGGTCAATACAGAACCATTAACACCTGCGAGGTGCGAGAAGGCGAGATTAAGCGTAACAAGTTCACAGGACATACTGAGTTTTTGGGTGAAAACCCAGAGGGCAAAGTCATAGGTTATTTGGCTTATATAGAACTACAAAATGGCTTTCAGCAATCACTATATATGAGCCTTGAGCAGGTGCAGACACACGTAAGTAAGTATTCACAAAGTGGAATGGATAAAAAGACGGGTGAGCTTAGGGGTGTATGGAGAAATGAATTTGACGCCATGGCAAAAAAGACAGTACTTAAGCTCCTACTTAATCGCTACGGGGTGTTATCAGTAGAAATGCAGAACGCTATAGAGAAAGACCAAGCAGATAGCGAAGGGCGTTATATAGATAACCCGCAAGCAGGTAGGTATGTGCAAGACGCTGTTATCATCGAGCAAAGCGAACCTACCGAGATTGTTGCTCAAGAAGAGCCAGTAGCCCCTGCACCTGCCCCTTCAGAAAACCCCAAACAAGTAGATTTTAAAAGCCTATAAGCATGAGAACAAGTTATTTTACCCTTGGACAATCGCACGTATATCGCTTTAATGGACAAACCTTAGACCACGATTGTGTGATTAAGATAACAGCAGAAAATCCAAGAGATGTAATGGTTGAGTATTTTGGATTAGAGTGGGCTTTTGAATATGATGAATGCCCTGAAATGGTTTTCTTTCCACGTGGTGTATATAACCTAACAGAAAGCAAATGGGAGACATTATGAAACACCAGATTATACTTAGAAAGCACTATTCTAAAGACTTTATAATAGAAATAGAAGCTGTAACAGAAGACGAGGCTATATATATATTTAAAAAAAATATAGAAGAGTATAAAGCAAAATCAAAAAAGCAAACAGTACTCTATGGTGAAACCTTATTTGTCAATGGAATAGCTGTAGTAGAATTTGAAAATGATACAAACACAAGTAATTAATTCAGGTAGTGAGGGTAACGCCGTGATATACGACAAGGCAATAATGGTAGATTGCGGCGTTACACTCAAAGCCTTAGAAGCAGTAAAACGTTCTTTGAAAATTGTGCTCCTTACACACCAGCACGGCGACCACCTAAAATTGCGAACCTTGCAGCGATTACAAGCCGAGCGACCTACCTTGCGTATTGCTTGTGCTGACTTCCTCTTGGAGCGGTTGGAGGGGCTAACGAATATTGATGTACTGCAAGTGGGTAAATTGTACGATTATGGGGCGTTTAAAGTGTCGCCTGTGAAGCTGTACCACGATGTACCAAATGTAGGTTGGCGGATATTCCTCAATAATGGGCAAAAGATATTCCACGCTACCGATACAGCACACTTGGAGGGTATCAGTGCCAAAGGTTATGATTTGTACGCTATTGAGCATAATTACTGCGAGGAGTACATACAGCAGGCGATAGAAGAAGCGCACGCAAAGGGCGAATATACGCACGCTTACGGCAATATCAATACACACCTTAGCATACAGCAAGCAAGGGCGTTTATTGAGGCAAACAGAAAGGAAAGCAGTGAAGTATTAGAACTGCATAAAAGTAGAAGTTTTTATAAGTAAAATTGAAGAAAATGGAAACAATATTTAAAGTTGGAATGGAGGTCTATGACTATGTTTTTTTTGGTAAAACACCTCTGAAAATAACAGAAGTTAAAGAAGATATGACTTTGCGTGTTCTATGTGAAGAAGTAATTTATTGTTATACGGGAGATGGCAGATTTATAGGTGAATATATTCCCTCAAATAGAAATAGATGTTTATCGCAAACATCTACACTTTCAACTTCTCCTTACACCTTGCAAGGTTTTGAACAAAAAGCACCTACTCCAACGTATGAGGAAGCCCTCAAAGAAGCACACAGAAAGGACGAATATTACTATTTACCTAACGATTTAGAAGCACCAAGTAAAGAACTTGCTGATGCAACAATGGCACTTTTGAAACTCCTATTTCTTAGAGACTATTACAATGAGGGTTGGCAGCCTGATTTAAAAAACAAAGAGCAAAGGGGTATTTCTGTCATTTTAGATAGTGAAGGGAATTTTTTTGTGTGGGGAGTATTAAAAGAAACAGAAACTCACGCGTTAGTATTTAAAGATGAAAAAGTTGCTAAACGTTTCATCGAAGAACAAAAAGAACTATTAGAAATTGCAAAACCTTTATTATAACTATGGAAAACAAAAACAAAATAATGAGTGCTTTACAAGTAATCAAAATAGCACTTGAAGCAACAAAAGAGAAGGTTCTTATAACAAAAGGATTGTTAATTGAACTGAAAGAAAAATATCAGTGTTTGGATAATTTGGAAGATATAAGAAAAGACCCTGATGTTATTCATTTATCAAATGAAGTTGAACAATTAGCTGAAGAAATCGGATTTATAGTTGAAAATTAAAAAAAAACTATGGAAATACAAGGACGAATTAAAACAATATTCGCTACTGAAACAGTAGGGCAAAATGGTTTTCAGAAGCGTGATTTAGTTATCACCACCGATGGGCAATATCCACAAGATATTATCATTCAATTTGCACAAGGCAATTGCGCTGTATTAGATAGGTTTCAAGTGGGGCAAATGGTTAAGATACACTTTAACCTGCAAGGGCGTGAATGGACAAGTCCGCAAGGTGAGGTTAAGTACTTCAATACGGTTGTAGGTTGGAAGATAGAACTCATTCAAACCACGAATGTAGCGCAACCTCAATACCAGCAGCCTATGCAATATCAGCAAGCCCCACAAGGGTACGTACAGCAGCCGCAATATGCGCAACCTGCCTACCCACCACAAGGGCAACCGCAATATCAGCAGGCGCAAATGTTTAACCAGTACGGGCAAGCACCTTCGCAAGGGGACGGCATACCGTATTAAGGTAAATAAAAGCAAGTATCGATTGGGATAGTAGCAGGTTCGAGTCCTGCCTTGCTTTCAAAGACGATAACAATGAAAAAGATAACCATTCCGAGTAACGTTAAGAACGGCAAATTGGTGCAAAATCGCAATCTGATACAAAAGGCTATAACCTCCTTTGAGGATACAAATATCAATATCACCATTGAGAGGCGAAGCAAGAAACGAAGCGTACAGCAAAATGCTTTCTATTGGGGCGTTTGGATACCTATCATTCAGCAGGCTATGAATGACACTTGGGGCGAGTTTTACCCTCCTAATGAGGTGCATAATGTACTGAAAGCCTTGTGTAATTATGAGGAGCGTCCTAATCCTGCCACAGGTGAGATACAGCGAGTACCTATGAGCAGCACCAAGCTGACCACCTACGAATGGGAGAAGGAGTTTAAACAGCAAGTAAGGCAGATGTGTATGGATAATTTCAATCTTGATTTGCCTGAACCTGATAATGAGGAATAAGCAATTTTCACCCCTCGTTAAGCAAGGATAAAAACAAGTTATAAAGCACTGAATATCAAAGTGAAGATATAAATAAGCAAGTTTTAAAGTAAAATAAGCAATGAAAAAAGAAACCGTAAGCCGATTTAATGAGGAGACATTCACTACCTCAGACCTTACCGCCTTAAAAGGCAAATACCTAACTGAAAATCTTTATCGCCGTTGGGAAGAAAAATTTATTGATGAGGATACAGGCGAGTTAGTCTCTATTGAGCGCAGGGAGATTATCCTTTATCAAGGTGAAGAACTAACTGATGACAACCTGCAAACTATCAAATTCTTTATGGATAGCGGCGAACTAAAAGAAGTATCAGTTAGCAACCTACAACGCTCAGCACGATTGGTAGGAGGTAGTGCTACCATTTGGACGGCTGTGGTAGATGACAATGACAAAAAGCGCACGTTTTATCTATATGCCAATAGTGCTGCCGTAGCACAGCAAATCATTACCGACTATGTGGAGCAGCATTATAAGGGAACGTTTGAAATAAAATCACTCAAAGAGCAGCAGTATTTTACCCTTGTATCATTGGCAAAGAAAAACAGCAATGAGGAGCAAAATAAGTTCTATCAGATAGAGGTAGAGATAACAGTAAATAAAGAGTCTTACCCAATGCGCTTTTTGGTGAAAGCACCTAATGCAGAAGAAGCAAAAGTACTAAGCGAGGCGTTTTATGAAACTTATATGCGTGTGGCTGATAAGGATAAAGAATTACCTCCTTATACAATGACCTTGCTATCGGCAAAAACGCTGAATGTAGAGGCAGTTATAGATCACCAATTTTGCAAGGAATATATAGATAAAAGCAAAGAAACGTTGTAATGTGACCATTGTGCACCCCGATAGGCAAGCACTCACGTTCGAGCCGTGAGCGGGGGCTAAAACAAATGAATTGATTATTATGGTATACGGATATATTAGGGTAAGTTCCGATAAACAAACAGTGGAAAACCAACGCTATGAAATAAAGAACTTCTGTAAAAAGAATAATATGAAAATAGACGGGTGGATTTCAGACGAGGGTATATCAGGCACAAAAGCTCCTGAAAAACGAGAGTTAGGAAAACTATTAGAGAAAGCAAAAGAAGGTGATTATATTCTTTGTTCAGAACTATCACGATTAGGAAGAAGCTTAATGATGATTATGTCTATCTTAAACGAATGCACGAAGAAAAAAGTAAATGTTTGGACAATCAAGGATAACTACCGATTGGATAATGATATAAGTAGTGCTGTAATAGCTTTTGCTTATGGCATTTCTGCTCAAATAGAACGCCAACTTATATCTCAACGAACCAAAGAAGCATTAGCCCGCAAAAAAGCTGAGGGGATGATATTGGGTCGCCCCAAAGGGAGTAAACCTTCCAAAACGAAACTTACGGGGATGGAAAAACAAATTAAGGAGCTTTTAGACAAGAATGTGTCTCATTCGGCTATTGGGCGTATTTTAGGAGTTCATCGTATTACCGTGAGTAGTTTTATTAAGAATAGAATGTGTAACAATGAAAACATTTTATAAATCATTACTAAGTACTGCAGAGGAAGCAGGAATTAAGATGCTTTCTGATGAGCGTTGTTGTCAGCTACTGGCGTGGGTGTTGGAGATAGGAGGTTATACAGAGGAAAGTACTCATAATTTCAAACTTAATCAAGATATTCATATAGCGCAAAAACGCCTGAATATATTAGGAGGAGAAACACCTAATACTGAACTGGTAACTATATTGAAAAAGTATCATTCAGAACTGCTAAACTTTTTAAACAAAAAAACAAAAAAGCCTCAATGGCTAATAGACTTTGAAAATTACTATAAACTGAAACCTTACAAAAATAATTAATAACCGATTTGAAGGAGATTGAGTGCGCATAAATCTTTATCAAATCTCTAATTTCAAATCAAAATGAATGAGTATCAAGAGTTTTTAAAATCAAAAGAACGAAAAGTAGCCGAAGCGGGTTTTGAACTTCCTAACGAAGAGTTAAACCCTAACCTATTCGACTTTCAGCGTTACATCGTGAGCAAGGCACTAAGAATGGGGCGGTATGCCATCTTTGCCGACTGCGGACTTGGAAAGACCCTAATGCAATTGGAATGGGCACACCAAGTAAGCAAGCACACACAGAAGCCTGTAATAATACTTTGCCCGCTGGCAGTAGCAGGACAAACCATACAAGAGGGGCAAAAGTTCGGTATCAAGGTCCAAAAGTATGACAATAGCGAACCATTACAAGGCGTGTATATCAGCAATTACGAGCAGCTGGATAATATCAATACCGCTCATTTCGTAGGGGTAGTGCTTGATGAAAGTTCAATACTGAAGAACTTCACTGGTAAGTACAAAAACGCTCTTATCAAAGAGTTTAAAAACACCCCTTACAAGTTGTGTTGTACAGCTACCCCAAGTCCTAATGACTTGAACGAAATAGGCAACCACTCAGAATTCCTTAACGTATTAGATGCTCAGGATATGCGTGCTAAGTGGTTCGTGCGTGATGAAGGTATGAATAACTACCGATTAAAAGGGCACGCTAAAAACGACTTTTACGGCTGGATTAGTTCGTGGGCTACTATGCTTACCAAACCTTCGGATATAGGCTTTAAGGCTGAAGGCTATGAGCTGCCTAAACTCAATTATATTGAAAAGGAAATACAGACAAAAAAGCGTGATAATGGTATGCTTTTCAACCCTTACTCGGTGAGTGCTACCGAATTCCAAAAGGAATTGCGTAACACGCTTGACCAGCGATTGGAAGCAGTAGCCGAGATTGTAAATAATTCAGAGGAAGCGTTTATCATTTGGGTAAATCAGAATGAGGAGGAAAAGAAAGCCCTTGCGCTTATCCCCGATGCAGTAGCAGTGAATGGTAGCGAAAAAACAGAAGTCAAAGAAAAGAAACTACTCGGATTTGCTAATGGTGAATTTAGGGTGCTGGTAACGAAAAAGAAAATAGCCCAATTCGGTATGAACTTTCAGAATTGCCACAATCAAATATTCGCAAGCCTCGACTTCTCATTCGAGGGTACATACCAAGCAGTTAGGAGGTCTTATCGCTTTGGACAAACAAAAGAAGTAAATATCTATTTCATAACTACAGACACAATGGAAAACGTAAAACAAACTCGTGAGCGCAAAGAACAACAATTTAAGGAAATGCAGTCCCAAATGAATAAATTCATCAATGGCAACGCCTTCGGACTACTCAACTCGTACGAGTTTAAAGAAGTAAAAACGCCTAACTATTGGCTGATGAAAGGTGACAGCTGCATAGAGATAAAGCGCATTCCTGATGACTCTGTCGATTTAATCATCTTCAGCCCCCCATTTAGTTCCTTATTTACCTACTCAAACTATATTCACGATATGGGTAACAACGAAAGCCACGAGGACTTTTTTAAGCAATACACATTCCTTTTGTACGATTTGTACCGTATCCTTAAACCAGGTCGATTAATGGTTTGCCATACCAAAGATTTGGCTGTATATAAGAACTCAAGCGGCTACACAGGGCTGTATGACTTCACAGGCGACCACCATAGAGTTGTAGAGTCCGTAGGATTTAAATACCACTCAAAGGTGAATATATGGACAGACCCAGTATTAGAAATGCAGCGCACCAAAACACAACGCCTGCTATATAAACAGCTTCGCAAGGATAGTAGTTATACAGGCGTGGGGCTGCCCGAATATTGTACCATATTCCGCAAATGGGAGGGTAATGAAGAAGATTGGACACCGATAAACAACAAGAATAAAAACAACTTCCCCTTAGAGGTTTGGCAACATTGGGCGTCCCCTACTTGGAATGTAGAGAAGGGCGATATAGAACACCTTCACAAAATAATGGAAGATTACAAGGTAAATACGTGGTTTGATATTAAGCGTACCGATGTACTCAATGGCAAAAAAGAGGCTACCGATTTAGGCGATGAGAAGCATATTGCCCCGCTACAATTGTCAGTCATTAAGCGTTGTGTGCAGATGTGGAGCAACAAGGGTGAAACTGTATTTACCCCCTTCTTAGGGATAGGCAGCGAAATATACGAAGCCGTTAGTTTAGAACGCTATGGTATAGGGATAGAGCTTAAAGACAAGTACTTTGAAACCGCTGTTAAGAATGTGAATACAATAACCGAAAAACAACGACAATTAACGTTATTCTAAATACATCATTCATTTGTCTCCCCTTGTCTTTGGCGAGCGTTATTATTTGGCGTGCCATTGTCCAGAGAGCAAGTTAAGGGCAAGGGGAGTTTTTTTAACACCTACACTATGGAAAGAGAAACATTTGTTTTTTACAAAGATTGGTTGAATGTTATTCGGGATTTGCCAAGTGAGGTTCAGTTGGAAGTTTATCAGGCTATTACGGAATATGCCATATATGGTAACTTGATTGAACTAAAACCACTTGCAAAAGTAGCATTCGGATTTGTAAAACAAACGATTGATAGGGATACACAAAAGTATATATCAATCAAAGAAAAGAGAAAAGAAGCAGGAGCAAAAGGAGGCAGACCGCTGAAAACCAACGAATTAGAAGAAAGCAAAGATAAGCAAAAAAACCAATTGGTTTTTGAAAAAAGCAAAAAAAGCAAAAGCCCCCTTAATGTAAATGTAAATGATAATGTAAATGATATTTCTTTTTTAGAAAAAAAGAAACAAAAAAGCACGAGTGTAGATTTTGGCGAGGGCGAAAAAAACAATCAGCCCTTAAACGCCCAAAAAGAAACCTCCCCCCCAGTTGCGCCCGCCCCCCCTCCTTTCAATTTCAGAAAGGCAATGCTATCAGAAGGCTTTGCTCCTGAACTTGTAGATGAGTGGCTCAAAATACGCAAAGCCAAAAAAGCCGTCAATACCGAGCGCGCTTTTAAAGCATTCGTAAATCAGGTGCAACAAACAAATCAGGATATGAACAGCGTGCTTGAAATAGTAGTGCAAAAACAATGGAAAGGCTTTGAAGCCGAGTGGCTACACAGCACACAAGCCCCCCTGCACGCCCCTAAAACAATAGACGAAAATGGAAACACAATCACAGAATGGCAACAACAGCCTGCCGCTGGTGAGCCACAACAATATGTCGTTGGCAGACAAACAATCGATAACCTTAAACACAATTCAACAGGTTGGGGAGCTCACACCATTGGCAGTAGCTAAACAACGATACCAATACCCCCGACTTAAAGATTTACCCCCCAAGCAAGTAAGCAGCCTCTTTGGCGTAGTATTCACCCGCATAGTATCGCTGGTAGGAATTAAAGGCGATATAGACCCCTTGCAGAAGGAAGAAATATGGAACGTTGTTTTTAGCCGTTTTTCGTGGCTTTCTTTTCAGGACATATACAAAGCCTTTCAAATGGATAGAAGCAGGGTATTTGGGGCTAAAACCGACCATTATCAGTTCTTTGATGTATCCTACGTGAGTGAAGTATTAGATAGATACCAACAATGGCTGCAAAGCACCCAGCAGGAACATCACATCAAATCGCAGCAATGCCAAGCAAAACAAATCACAATGAGCAAGGAAGACGAAGAAAAAATCATCAAAGAGTGGTTAATCAATCACTTCAAAGAATATCAACAGACCCAGCAAATGCCTATCATATCAGTACCCGTATACGATGCGCTACACAAGCAAGGCGTTCTAAAACCCTATTTTAGTGCCATAACCGAAGAAGATAGAGAAGTAATGAGGATTGAAACCAAAAAACGCCTGCAAATAGAGCAAACACAAGCAAAAGACAGGCAAGGACATACAGCTATAAAAACCATTTTAGAGCAGTTTGTCAAGGGCGAAAGCGACCCTACGGGCAAACTATTGCGTTTGAAGAAAGAAATCACCCTGCAATTCTTCTACGATTGGCTTATAGCACAAGGCAAGGAACTTTCCGAAATGCTATCGCCACAACACACACCGAACACAAGGCGAACACAAGGCGAACACTAACCGAAGACTAATTGCCCCCACATACCCAGCTCCAAGCATTCGCTGGCTTTGGCTCGCACCGAAGACTAATCGCCCGTGCGGCTCGCACCGAAGATAAAACGATTAAAATTTACAACCCTATGAAGAAACAAACATTAAAAGAACAAGAAGTAGTCGAGTTATTCGAGTACGCAGCGCGCAACCTCATCAAGGAGTTTTGCCGCAAGCAAGACCTACAATTTGAATTTGACAATTACGATGTAGGTATGGGCATTATATGCTTATCGGATTACTTCTTCAATATTGAAGATATATACTTCGATATGAAGCACAATCTGCCCAAAGACAAAATACTGCAATGGTATGACTACCGACTAATGCACGACACCAACATCAATTACCGCTCCTACTGTAAGGGGCTTAGAGAAGAATTAAAAAAGAAAGACAAATGAGCACTTTACATTTAACACTAAAAAAGCAATGGTTTGATATGATACTATCGGGCGTAAAGACAGAAGAGTACCGCGACATCAAACCGTATTACAACCTTCGCCTTATCGGAAAAGAGTACGATAGCGTCATATTTCGCAATGGCTATGCTCGTGATGCTCCACGCCTCACCATAGAATTAAAATCTATACGCTTTGGCACAGGCAAACCTGAATGGGGTGCAGAAGCCAATAAAAAGTACTTCGTGCTATACTTAGGGAAGATTATTAACACTAAAAATATCGACAAATGAGAACAATCCAAGAACTCGTGCCCCTTATTCAAGAATGGGCAAAAGAAAGAAAAATCTATGAGCAACTAACGCCTTTTGATGAACTCCTCAAAACCCACGAGGAAGTCGGCGAACTTATCAAAGCGTGTTATGATAACGACAAACCCGCTATTCAGGACGCCATAGGCGATGTAATGGTAACCCTTATTAATTACTGTTATTTCAGAGATGAAAATGTAGAAGCCATTATCAAAAAAGCCTTATCCGAGCCTTTTAGGGCTGATACACATCATGTTCTATCAGCTATTTACGCCAATAAATCAATAATAAACCTATTCTTTGACGAGGCTCTTAATAAGTATTCTACTGTTAAACCATCTCCTTTTTTGAGTGGTTTTAATATACTTAAGCATCTGAATAGTATAGCTCATTCGGCAAACACCACCCTTGAGGAGTGTCTCAATATCGCCTACAACGAAATCAAAAACAGAACAGGAAGAATTATAAACCGTAAATTTGTGAAAGATGAAAAACACAAATAAAACTTATATGTATAGTGCATATACACCTCGCCCTACATTTATTAGAAGAAACAATAATAACAAGTTGCACACAGAAAAAGGCGATTCACAAGGAATATACAACCCTAATGATACTTTACAGGATTATATAACAGTAGGATTAGTAATGTTTAGTGTACCCTTACTAATAATTATATTAGGTGCTATATATAATTTTTTTGTACAAAATGAAAAATAACGACTACCCCACTTGGCTTGTCCCTTTGGATATAGCCCAACAGCTCAAAGCAATAGGCTTTGATGAACCTTGCCATTTCCACTTTCTATACTATCACGGCTGGGAAATGTTAAAGAAAAGAGGCGATGAATACGGATTTATCACCTCCAATAATTGCAGAGCATATGTGGTAGAAAACCACAATGGAATAGGAAAACTTTCTGTACCCACTTGGGAACAAGTATTTCAGTGGTTCAGGAGCAAAGGTTATCACGGCGTTATAGCCGTAGGTGATGAAAGCGGAGAACTAAATGAATATTCCTATTGCATTAACTACCTCAATGAGTTACGATGCGACTTTGAACAGGACAGCCACTTTACCTACGAAGATGCCCGTGAGTACCTCGTAAAAGCCCTTATACGAACCTATAAACAAGAGCAATTAAAATGAAAATCTATATCTCAGGAAAAATTAGCGGTACAGACCTAACCGAAACCCGCAAACGATTTGCAGCCGTAGCAAAAGTAATGAAAAGATTAGGCGTTGAACCCGTGAACCCCTTAGAAAACGGACTATCAGAGCATGACAGCTGGGAAGCGCATATGCTTAAAGATATTGCCGACCTGCTGCAATGCAAGGCTATCTATATGCTACAAGGCTGGCAAGAAAGCAAGGGCGCACGTATAGAGTATTACATCGCTACCAAAAAAAGAATGCCTATAATGTATGAGGTAGAGCAAGCTATGATATCCGAAAATGAGTAATCACAAAAGCAAACATCAAGACGGGTATAAAGCCCGTCTTTTTTATGGCAATATTTACAGTAAAACCTACTGCAATGTAACGTTGCAAAATGATGATAAACAAATAATTATATCAAAAAAGTGTAGGAATACTTCAAAGTTTTTTGTACCTTTGCACCCGAAAACGTAATGTAATAAATCACAACCCTATGAAACACCAAGAAAGCACCCTACAAACCACTTGCGTACGCTGGTTTAGATACCAATACCCGCAGCTCGTTATATACGCCGTCCCTAACGGAGGCAGTCGCAACGTTCGTGAAGCACAACGCCTCAAAGCAGAAGGCGTACTGGCAGGAGTAGCCGACTTGGTAGTGCTACTTCCACAAGGCAAAAGCCTCTATATCGAAATGAAAGTAAAAGGCAATCGCCAAACGCAAAACCAAAAAGACTTTCAGAATAAAGCCATCGCACTGGGGCATACCTACGCCGTATGCTACACCTTCGAGGAGTTTCAGAAAGTAATAGAAAAATCCACTGCCAAGCCCGCAAGAAACATCACCTTAGAACACATAAGGCAATCCGTAGAAATATCCACAGGCGAGCCGCTAAAATCAAGCCCCCAATACCTCAAAGTCTTTTGTGGAATAGCTAAAAAACACTACAATGCCACCAATAAAGAAATAGCCAAATACCTACAAAAGTCATTATCCAGCATCTCCTATTACGTAAAACAAAACAGCCAGCTTACCGATAGCAAAGGCTACAAACTCTTGTTTAAAGATATAGAAAACTCCTTCTTAGAACGTTGCAAATAAGTCTCTTTCTTTTTCATTCTTATTGTTTATTTAGTGTTAGCTGCCGTCCTATAAACTATGTAGGACGGCAGTTTTTTTGTGCAGAAAATTTTCCTCACATTATTCTTTGCCCTATTTGTTTATAGGGTGCAGTTTTTTATAGTGCAGAAAATTTTCCTCACAATTATTCCTCACCATCTTTTGTCTGCTCCTGCTCAAAACGTTCTTTCAGCTGCATACTATCAGCCTCCTGCGAGTATGGGTACTTTCTTACAATCCCCAGCCAGCGGTCCTGTTCATCGTAAAAATGAGTAAACCCCTCAGGAGGCAATAACAATTCAAAAAATGAAACCCCTATAACCTCAGATACTTTTTGAATAGTATCAAGGGAATTGTTTTTAAGGTTCTTGTTTAGCGTCTGATATTGTACCCCCAGCGTGTTTGCTACATCAGCAAGTTTAAACCCTTTGCTTTTAATCTTTTTAGTGATATAGTTATAATCTATCATATATAAGAATAATTACATTAACGCCGCAAAAGTATATAAAATAATTGATATAGCAAAACAATTAAAAAAAAGTATTATTTGCATAAGTGCTTACTATCAATTACTTACAAAATAAATTGCAAAAACATATAAAAAAAAGTATATAAAAATTTGCATATATGTAAAAATAGTTATACCTTTGCACCGTCAAAATGATAGAACAAGTAATAACATTAAATACATTAATAGTATGAAAGCATTAGAATTAAAATACCTCAAAGCAGGTAACATTTACAAAGAAAGTTCTGAAACCACAACAGTTTATGTAGAAGTGCTATCAGAAGGTAGAAAGGGGTATTGCAATTATATAACTATAACTTATGAAGAAGGCGAGGTATCAACCTTTTCAGTGAAAAAAAACCAACTTATATTCACAATTGAACGATACAATGAAAAATACACCCCCTGTACTCAAAAAGAGTTCAAAGCAGCACTAAAAACGATAAAAGACAGTTTAACATTCTAAAAAATAAAGCACAATGGCAACAAAATTACAACAATGGTCTAACAGCCTCAAACGCAAAGCACGCAAAGAGCTAACAGAGATTTACAACTGTTACGAGCCTAAAAAAGTAAAATACGTTAAAAACGTTATTTTCTACCCTGATGGCAGGGCATCAAAAATAGGTTTTGCACACGATTATTCTTTTTGGGCGTGGTAAAACAATCAGACCTAAGCAAGTCTTTAAACTGCTTTTAAACTCAATTTAATAACATTTTAAAATCAATATCAAAATGAAAGCATTAAACAAACAACAAGAGATACAAGTATATTACGAATGGTGCTATAATAATTATGAAGTACGTACCCAGTTAGAACTCAAAGGGCGTGGTATAAAAAAATCAGAATATACTGAAGGCATCTACTTTGTAACCCCAAAAGCACTTGAAAAACTTGAAGAAAAATACATTTGCGCTCGTTACGATGTTCATTCGTTAAACAACTAATCACAACGCCCTGAGCAAGGCTTTAAACTGCTTTCTAAATCTAAAAAAACAACTTAAAAACAATATCAAAATGACAGTAATAAAAAAATCACACCACGAACTTTCAGATACTGAAAAGATTGCACGACTTAAAAACATAGCTAACTACACTAATGAGAGGCTTCATAATTGGTACTTTGCAGCAAAAAGAGATTACAATGTAAATGGCATCGCAAAAGCCTCTTATAAGTTAGAAAATGAGACGATCATCATAACCTACACAGAAGAGGGCATTACAAGAGTTTTTGAGGTTAATTATGTACTTGAGAACTCTACTGAATTAGATTACGCCTTCTATGTATGGGCGGGGTCAGCAAGTGAAGAAGATACAATTTTAGATTAACATCAAAGCCCTGAGCAAGGCGCAAAAAGGCTCAAAATATCAGTAATAACCTTTTAAAACACTATCAAAATGAAAGTAGAAACAAAGTACAATGCAAAGCAAACCGTCTATTTTATGCACGAAAATAAAATTAAGAGCGGTGAAATCGCAGTAATAAACATTGAAGTAGTTGCTAATGATAATAGCATTAACATTACTTACAAAATCTTTAATTATCAGAATGATACGTTTGCTGAAAGTGAAATTTTCAGCAGCAAAAAAGAACTATTAGACTATTTAGCTAACAATTAAAAAACACATACTAAAATGAAAAATACCGACAAAAAGAACGTTTTTACCCTTGCTTGGCAGTTTGCACGCCAAACAGGGTTATCATTTAGCGAATGCCTCAAAAAAGCGTGGGCAAATATCAAACTCAAAAGCAAAATGAGCACCCAGATAGTACGCTTTTACTTTCAGAAAGTAGACGGCTCAACCCGTGAAGCGTGGGGTACATTACGCCCCGATTTGCTACCTCCTACCCAGCATAACCGCAAAAGCAATGACACCGTACAAGTATACTTCGATACCGAATGCCACGAGTATCGCTGTTTTAAGAAGTTCAACCTTGTGAATATCGCATAAAATCACTATATTTGCACCACGCGCAAAAATGTCAAAAAATTGTCAAACTATCAGCATACACCACCCTTGCAAATACCTTATCTTTGCACAAAAGATTTGCAAGGCGGGTAGTATCACAAAAAAGAATAACAACCATTAAAATATTAATCAATATGGCAAAAAAAATACAATACACCCCCGAAATGAAAAAAGTAATTGACGAGTTAGGGCTTAAAGACGAAAATATAATGTACATTAACATTATTCGTGAACCGCTCGAACGTATCCTAAGTGGTGAAAAAACAGTTGAGTTTAGAGACCTTTCAGACTTTTGGCTCAAAAAAGTTGCCAACTTCAATAGCAAAGGCGAGTATGTAAGCGATAAACCTATCACACACATACTATTTCAAAACGGTATGGACAAACCTCCTCACGCCAAACGAGCCCTTGTTGAAATGAAGTACAATATTGACAAAGAAGAAAAGATTGAGAACCCCGACAGCCCTAAAACTCAATACATACTCAAAGAAGCCGAAAAAGAAGGCTTCGCCCCTGATGATACCTATTTAGCTATCGTACTCGGCAAAGTAGTTTTCAGAGAAAATATATAACTTTTTTCATCTCATACCATAAGCACCGCAAGTCTTCAGTAAGGTTTGCGGTGCTTTTTATTTAGTAACCCATAAAATAATTATATTATGCCAAGAGGTAACATTGTACAACGAAGTGCCGTTTCAACAGCTATCAAAGCTGAAAATAAAGCTATAGCCAATCGCCCCGCTAATTGGACGGCAAGAGAAGCGCAGCGAGCCCACAGACGAGGCAACGCCAAAGCATTAGGGCGTGCAGGTCGTTCAAAAGTTTAAATCATTTGCTTATGTACTACGCCCTGCAGTCCATAAAAGAGCTCGCAACACATACTAACGAGGTGATACTATTCCACTCCGCTACTGGTAAAGATAGCATCGCCTTGTTAGATTTGTGTTACCCACACTTTGCACACATCACCTGCGTATATATGTATATGGTCAAAGACCTCGAACATATCAATAAATACATTCTATACGCAAAGCACAAGTACCCAAACATCACATTCCTGCAAGTACCACATTACGCCCTTTCTCAATATCGCCGAGATGGCATACTCGGTTGTCGCAAAGACCCCACCCAGCGGGTATATCAGCTTTCCAACATTACCGAAATGGTCAAAAAGAATACAGGCATACAATGGGCAATATTTGGCTTTAAGCAGTCTGATAGCCTCAATCGCCGCCTTATGCTCCGCACCTATCGTGATGAAATGTTTGCCGATAGCACTCACAACCTATATCCACTATCAAAGTACAAGAATGCCGATGTAGAAAAGTATATCAAACTCAAAAAACTCATACCGCCCATAAAATATGGCGAAGGGCAAAGTCAAGGTACAAGTGTAGGTAATCTACCTTTCCTACTCTACTGCAAACGCTTTCACCCTGCCGACTATCAGAAAGTAATAAAAGAGTTCCCACAAGCCGAACGAATAGTATTTGAATACGAAACCTATAACCTATAAACAATGAAAGTTAAACAAGCACAATCAATCACCATACAAAGAAGCCAAATCAATTTCGCTTCCTACAATCCCCGCCGCTTATCCGACACCGCAAAAAAGAAACTCAAAGCCAATCTTAAACGTATCGGATTAGCAGGAGGAATTGTTTGGAACGAAACCACTGGCAACCTCGTATCAGGACACCAACGACTTTCTATTATAGACGAAATAGAAAAATACAATCCTGATACCCACGAAAACGATTACCCTATACGTGTGGAAGTCCTACAATTATCAGACAAAGAAGAAAAAGAACAAAACATATTCTTCAACTCTACCACCGCACAAGGTGAATTTGATAACGACCTATTAGCCGCACTAATCCCTGAAATAGATTATGATCTCGCAGGACTTGATGAAGCTGATATAAACGTACTCATTGCCGATGTACCAGTATTTGATATAGCCGACTATAACCAAGCAGTAAAAGACGACTTCCGCAACCTCGAACAAATCACTGATGAAGAACGCCTCGCACGAAAAGAAGCCGTAAAACAAGCCAAACAAGAAACCAAAGACAGATTAGCACAAGAAGTAGCAGGAGACCCATATATCACCCTTTCATTCTATGACTATGAAAGTAAGCTCTATTTTATGGAAGTACTCAAAAACAAAATAGAAGAAGCAAAAATAATCTATTCTGTACACCCCGATGATAAGTATATCAAAGGCGAAATCGTTCAACAAATTATAGAAAATAGTTAGGAATATAACAATATTAACAATATGAAAAAAAAAGTAGGTAGAAAGCAAGAAATAACCGATGAAATGATAAAAAAAGCACTCATCGAAACATCAGGGCAACCCGTAAAAGCCGCTGAAATGTTAGGAGCCGACTATTCCTACATTTACAGAAGGATACGACAAAACCCCGAACTATACGAAATACAAAAAGCCTATCGTTCCCGCACCTTTCAAACAGTAGCCAATATGAGTGTCAATGCCCTTATATACGGCGTAATGCAAGAGCCCGAAACCGATGAAGAAGGCAATATCATTGACGGCAAATTCAAAAAGGTAAAAGTGCCAATGGCTAACCGCTTATCACTTATCCCTACCATTATGCAAACCTTCAAAACCGATGACGGTATAAAAGAGGAAGTATCTGTACAAGGAAGCATCGACATCGCTCAGTGGCTCAAAAGCAATAGCAAAAGTAATGATTAAAACACAGCCCGTATATAACCCCCTATACCTCAATAAAGATAAGTTCATCACTATCCTTTCAGGAGGTCGAGGCAGCGGCAAGTCGTATAATGCCTCTACCTTTTTAGAACGCTTATCTTTTGAGGGCGGGCATAAAATCCTTTTCAGCCGTTATACTATGGTATCAGCCCATAGTTCTATTATCCCAGAGTTTGAGGAAAAGATAGAAGCAGAGGGTACACAAGCGTATTTTAATATTACTAAAACAGCTATCAAAAACACCTTTTCAGGCTCTGAAATACTCTTTAAGGGTATCAAAACATCATCAGGAAACCAAACCGCTAACCTTAAATCATTACACGGCATTACTACCTTCGTAGGTGACGAAATGGAAGAATGGCTATCAGAAGAGGACTATGAGAAACTAATACTATCAATCCGTCAGAAAGGCAAGCAATTACGGGTTATCCTTATTCTGAACCCCTCCAATGCCGAGCATTTCATTTATAAGAAGTACATTGAAAAAACGCACAAGGTGGTAAAGATTGACGGCGTTGAGGTGCAAATATCCACCCACCCCGATGTATTGCATATCCACACCACCTACTTTGATAATGCAGAAAACCTCAATGAGCAGTTTTTTAAACAGATTGACGAAATCAAAGCCCAAAGCCTCGCACAAGCTACCGATGAACAAGGCAATTTCTCTCAATCTATGTTCAACAAAACCAAATACGCTCAAAAAATCATAGGTCGCTGGGCTGATGTATCCGAAGGGGTAATATTCACCGATTGGGAAGAAGGCGAGTTTGACACCTCATTACCTTATGGCTACGGACAAGATTACGGCTTTTCTATTGACCCTGATACCCTCATCAAAGTAGCCGTAGATAATCGCAGAAAAATCATCTATATAGACGAAAAATACTATAACAACAAGCAATTATCCTCTGACGGACTTTACCAGCTCAATAGCACCCTGATAGACAACCCTGACGACCTTATCGTTGCTGATAGTGCCGAACCTCGCCTGATTGCCGACCTAAGAGATAAAGGGCTAAATATAGAACCTTGCGAAAAGGGAGCAGGAAGCGTATCAGCAGGTATAACTACAATGCTCAATTATAAATTAGTGGTAACGCCTCACAGCTTCAACGTGAAGAAAGAGCTGAAAAATTACGCTTGGAACGATAAAAAAGCAGGTATCCCCATAGATAACTACAACCACGCCATAGATGCCATTCGCTATATCACTATGAAGCTGCTAAGCGGTACGAATAACAACTTATATCAACTCGCCTCAATGATTTAGCGGAGATCCTCCGCAGGCAACTCAAAATTAAAAATTTAGATACAATGACACAAGAAGATTTTAAAAAAGGCATTACCACCATAGACATCGCCCCATACCAACGGCAATATGAGGTAAAAAAGCACGATATACTCATCAATAAGCACCGCTACCCCGACCCTGAAATAATGATACAACTTACTGACGAAGTGGGTAATCCTCTTTTAGATAGTCAGAACAAACCACGATTTGAAAAACGTATTCGTTCCCTTAATCGTGTAGCCCTATCCTACCAAAAGCGTATCGTTAGAATTGCCACGATGTTCCAAACCGCTATCCCCTACAAGTACACCGCAGAGGATAGCCCACTTTTTGCTGCCTTTCAGAAGGTCATCAAGGCAAATAAAATGAACTTTTCCGACAGCAAAATATGTACAGAGGTGAAGCGTTACACCCAAGTAGCCGAGTTGTGGTATACGGAAGAAGAGCAGAACGAGAAATATGGTGTGCCTTCTCAATTCCTATTGCGACACAAAATCCTATCCCCTGAAAAATACACCCTATACCCACGCTTTGACGATAATAACAACCTCATATCCTTTGCCGTAGAAAGTACCACCAAAGAAGGCAAAACTGTATTCCAAGCCTTCACCACTGAATTTATATACACCTTCATTACCGAAAATGGGGTTACCACTACCGAAGTGAAAGAAAATATCATCGGCAAAATACCAGTGGTATTGTACCAGCAAGACAATCCCGAATGGGACGATGTACAGCACCTCATCGAAATAGCCGAAGAGCAGCGTACTTATTTTTCTGAAAGTAATAAGAAGTTCGGAGAGCCTATACTAATGATTTCTGGTAAGATAGAAGGTAAAATGTATGGCAATAATATGGGAGGCAAAGTATTCGAGGTAAAAGATGGAGGTAATGTACAATTCGTAGTGCCTCCTAATGCTAATGATAATTTTGATAGAGAAATGACAATGAACCGCCGTGATATTCACGAGTTTACCCATACTCCTGACCTTTCCGATGAGTTCTACGCCGGCAAAGGCAATATGCTCTCAGGTGTAGGGCGCAAACTCGCTTGGCTGCCCGCACACCTCAAAGTAAAAGACAATGAGGCTATATTTATACCAGCCCTACAAAGGCGTATCAATATCATTTTAGCCTTCCTTTCAAAAATGTATCTGCCCTTTGAAAAAGAACTGAAAGATATAGATATTACCCCTATCATCACCCCGTTTGATATTGACGATGATACCGAAATGATACGTACCCTTACAGAAGCCAATGGTGGCAAGCCCCTTATATCACAACGTGAAGCAATGCAGCGTTTCGGCATCACCGACCCCGAAGCCCAATTACAGCAAATCAAAGACGAGGAAAACAGCAACCTCAATGAAGCCGCTATCTAATGAACTACGATGAGCAACATAGAAAGCACCTAATGGCATACCTACAACAAGTAGAACGATTGTTTTACCAGCTTGTAGGTACAGCCGTATTTATAGCCCTCAAAACGGACTATAAGGAACTCATCGCAAGTACACTATTTGCCTTTGCAGCCACCAAGAAAGGAAAATCCTTTGATAAGGAATTAGCCAATTTCAGCAAACAATTAAACCAAATTATAAAGCAAGGTATCACCAACGAATGGGCATTTGCAAACCTTAAACAGGACCACCTACTAAGAGAAGGATTAACCAAGTATCAGAACTTAGAAGCCCTCGAAGCCTTCAAAGTACGAAAGATTAAAGATTTCACAGTCTCTGATAGGGTATGGGACATTGCCAAAAAAGCCCAAACCGAAATAGAACTCGCCTTATCTGTTTCCTTAGAAGAAGGTAAAAGCGCGGCACAGCTAAGTCGTGAAGTACGCAACCTATTGAACAACCCTACCGCCCTATTCCGAAGGGTCAGAGACCAATACGGCAACCTCGTACTAAGCAAGAACGCCCAAAACTATCACCCTGGGCAAGGAGTGTACCGAAGCGCCTACAAAAACGCCTTGCGCCTTACCAGCAACGAAATCAATGTAGCCTATAAGTCCGCCGATTGGTTGCGCATACAGCAAAACCCTGATATTGTAGGCTTCGAGGTACGCCTATCCCCACAGCACAAAGTCTATGATATGTGCGATGAGCTCAAAGGCAAATACCCCAAAACATTCCACTTTCACGGCTGGCACGTAGGCTGCAAGTGCCATATCATCACCCTGCTAAAAACCGATGAAGAGCTTATCAAGGAACTCAAAGCCGATGAAACCCTACCCCCCGAAAGCTCCTCTAATTACGTAGCCGAAGTACCCAACAACTATAAGCAATGGGTAGCTGATAACAAAGACCGCTTCAAGAATTGGAAAACAAAACCCTATTTTATTGAGGAAAATAAAAAATTAATAAAGAAATGAAAATAAATAACATCGACATACAAACTACCTACCAAACCCACTTATTAGACACCAACTACAAGGACCTTCTTTGCTACCCCTCGCTTAAAAAACTACCCTCAAATGAATGGGCAGAGTATTACGGCAAAGAGTACGACACTACCACCCCCGTACTTGATACCCAGCAATACACCCTCACCTTCATCAGCAAGGCAACCCATTACGCCCCCTTCATCACCTTCCTAACGGCACAAACCTACAACGATTTTCATTTTGAAGAGTTAGGCAAAACCTTTCGTTTGCGCTTCGTATCCGCTCAAAAAGCCAAAACCGAAGAAGGCTACATCACTACCGATATTACCCTCGCCAACGACACCCCCCTACAAGGCTACACCTACACCACCCCCAATGCATCGCTACCCCTTTCTGGCTTCACCATAGACGGTACAGACCTGTCCAAATATGGTATATACATTCTTGAAGAAACCCAAAACACCCTCCTGCCCACCTACGAGGTAAAAGAGCACCTCACCACCACCAGCAATACCTTGTCAGGCGTACAATACGCCCAGCACGCTAACACATTCAAAGAGCGCACCCTTACCCTGAATTGCTATATCAGTCAGCCTCTTACTTCCTTTTGGCAACTCTACGAGGCACTGCTATACCAACTCACCAAGCAAGGCGAACGAACCATTAACATTCCCCCCTCTTTCGCAAGGGTAGGGGGAGGACTTAAAGCTATCTACCAAAAAGCAAGCGTAAAGAATGCGCTGCTTGTAGGCAATACCCTCAAAGTAGAATTTACCCTCACCCTTACCCTTGTATAAAAATGTCAAATAATTGTCAAACCTCCTTGCTAATATACTATCAATACTAACGTACCTTTGCCTCACTTGTAATTCAGAGTTATGCAAATCAATTTTAATACAAACCGCCTTGATATACTTCCTACTGATGAAAGTTACCGCTATCGCTCCATTATGGGCGAGCATACCCTCACCCTATACTTTTCATTACCCACTTATACCGAAATCCCCACAGGAGCGTGGTGCGAGTTTCAGGGCGAACGCTACACCCTCAATCAGCCCGCTAAAATCGTAAAACATAACAGCAAGCACTTCGAGTACACCCTCACTATGGACAGCGAGGGCGCAAATCTACGTAATTACAAGTTCCGTAACCCCAACGATAAGACCCTCAAATTCCCTTTCACCGCTTCACCACGCTACCACGTGCAAATCCTTGTCGATTGTCTTAATATGATAGATAGCGGCTGGACGCTCGGAACTACTATCGAAGCCCCCGAAAAACTCATCTCCTACAACCATAACAACTGCCTCGAAGCGTTGGATATGATAGCCAAAGCCTTTGAGACCGAATACGAAATCATAGGCAAAACCATACACCTTCACAAGGTAGAATACTTTAAGGACAATCCCCTACCACTACAATATGGCAAAGGCAAAGGCTTCAAAACAGGCGTAAGTCGCACTACCGAGCAAAGCCGTATCACTCGCCTCTATGTACAAGGGGGCGACCGTAATATCGACCGCTCCAAGTACGGCAATAAAGAACTATTACTGCCCAAATCACAAGAGTACGTATATGAAGGTGTAACCTTCGTTTCAGACGACAAAGGGCTATCTATAAGCATCAAGAACCCCCAACCCCCCTCCTTTGGAGGGGCTGGGGGAGGAGCAGGGGGAGGAATCAACGAACAAAGCCTCGACCTTTCCCATATATACCCCAGTCGCAAAGGCACTATATCCGCCGTTTTTGAAGTCGATAAAGCCAAACACTTCTACGACTTCACCGATACTACCATACCACAAGCCCTCAACTTTTGGGATATGCGCATCAATGGCGAAAAGATGCTTATCTATTTTGAAAGCGGTATGCTTTCAGGGCGCGAGTTTGAAGTACAGAAATACGACCATACCCAAAAACGATTTCAGCTTGTCCCCAAGGAAGAAGACGGCACAACAATGCCCAACGATATATTCAAGCCAGCCGTAGGCGATAAATATTCCGTCTATAATATGCAAATGCCAGCTGCCTATATTTGCGACAATGCCACAAAGTCAGGTGCCAGTTGGGAAATGATGAAAGAAGCCTGCAAATACCTATACGAAAACCGCGCCGACCACTTCACCTTCACCGGCGATTTAGACGGCATTTGGGCAAAAAAACATTGGGTAAATGTAGGCGGACGGCTTAAAATGGGCGCATATATCCACTTCTCCGATACCGAGTTTCAGCGCACCCCCGTAGCCATTCGCATCGTAGGGCTTAAAGAGTATGTCAATAACCCATACAGCCCCCAAATAGAGCTATCCAACAAAGTACAAGGGCAGTCCTTCGCCACCGAAATACGCAAACTCCAAAACCAAGAAGTATATTTCGGCGAACTCAACAAGCGCACCTTATCCGAAACCAAACGCAGCTGGCGCAACGCCTTAGAGACCATTAAGCAGGTAGAAGAAGCCTTTCCTGAATACACCAAGAGCATCATTCCTGTCACCATTCAGACGATGATGGCATTAGTAGGCAACAAGTCAGGGCAATTTGTCTTTGTCAGCAGCAAAGCAACCCCTATCACCGTACCACACAGCCTCTATTTTGATAAAGCAACCAAGCAACTCAACGCAGGCAGCGGTTGGATAAAGCACTACGCATTAGGTACAACCGATATTAAGCCCAATTATTCAGCAGCGGACTATAAATATTGGTACGCACCAGCTTTTGTATCAGGCAGGTTAGACGATAAGGCAAAAACCTATTATCTATATATCAAAGCAAGCAAAGTCGTAGAGACAGCCCAGTTTGTCCTATCCGAAACCAAGATAGATATAGAGCAAGAAGCAGGCTATTACCATTTCCTATATGCCACCGTCAATTCCGAGTACAATGGCGAGCGAGGTATAGCCCAGCTCAACGGCTTTACCGAAATCACCGGCGGACAAATCAAAACAGACAAAATCACATCAGGCAACGGCGAGCAGTTTATCCAGCTATTAGATAAAGAAATCATCATCAAAGCTAACCTACACATCACAGACGGCAACAAAACCGAAATAAAGCAACTCGTTAATCCTGATTTGCTATCATTGGAGAACAGATTAAAACAGTATTCTAACGACCAAACAAGCAATATCCAAGTAGGCGGAAGAAATTTAATCTTGAAAAGTAATAATAAAATTACTAATAATAATTATGCTATTACAAGTTTTCTTTTGTCAGAAGAACCTAAAGAAAATGAACAGGTTACTTTTACTTTAAAAGGAGAATTAGGAGCTGGGAAAAGTGGTTTTAGGTTATATAATAAGAGAGGGTATCAAGAGTTATGTATTTTACAAGATAAAGGGAATGGTATATATCAGCAAACATTTAATTGGAAAAAAGACCCTACAACCCCTTTCTTGGCTGTTATATATGTTTTTCACCAAAATGTAATTGTAAATAGCACCATAGAATGGATAAAACTTGAAAAAGGCAACAAACCCACTGACTGGTCTCCCGCTCCTGAAGATTTAGAAACTCAAATACAAACCGAAAAACAAGCACGTGAACAAGCTATCGCTACCGCAAAAACCGCTACCGAAAATTATGCACGTACCCAGTCCGAACTCACCAAAGCACAAGCCATAGCCGAAGCCAATAAGCAAGCAGGTATAGCCCTAACAGCCGAACAACAAGCACGTATCTTACAACTCCAACAAAACCTACAGCAAGCTAAAACCTTTGCCGAGCAAAAGGTAAATGAATTGCAGGTGGGAGGAAGGAACTATATTGTTGGTTCTAATGTGATGATAAACCACGCATATAATACAACTATGAGTATATCTAATGAACTTATAGCGGCACTTAATGTAAGTAGACTGGTTACTGTATCTGTGTATATTGAATATTCTAAGCTGATAGCATTGGGTAATAGAAGGTTAGGATACGAGTTTGTTATTACTTATACAGATAATTCTAAACAATATGTACACGCTTGGAAATACTTATCAGAAGCAGACTTAGGAGGGAGCTATAAAGGACGTTTTTCATTAATACACGCTCTACATAATGGTAAGACAATTCAGAGCATTGCAAGTACAGGTTTACATATACAATGTACAGCGGAGAATGTTAAATTAGGATTGCCAAAGGTAGAGATAGGCAACAAAGCCACTGATTGGTCACCCGCGCCTGAAGATATTGAAAACAAAGTTGCAGACATTCAAACAGACCTACAAAACGCTATCAACAACGCCAATGCACTCATTGCAGCCGAAAAAAGAAATATTGAAAACTCAAACACACGTATCCAAAACCTTGAAAACAAAACACAAATATTCAGCAACACACAAATAGACGGTAATGTGGTAGCTACTGGTACGCTTATAGTAGGAAATACACAAGGTACAAAGGCAGGTATTACTGGTACGGGAATGACTAATGATAGCATACGCATTTGGGCAGGAGAACCCGATAAAACAAAACCTATAGAAACCCCCAAAGAAGCTGAAGATAGACGCCGTCAATCTGCTTTTTTAGTACTCCAAGACGGCACCCTACACGCTACCAATGCCAATATATCAGGACACGTAGAGGCTACCAGCGGACAAATAGGAAATTTTCATATAAAAAGTGCAAGTGAAACAAAATTAGAAGCCGACGGACTCAAAATAGCATCTGATGGAATAATAAAAGCATTAGGATTTGGAGAAAATAGTCGCACAACACAAGTGCTAATAAATGACCCCGATGTGTTTAAAACATTTGATAAGTCTGCTGTAGATGTATTTTCGTCAGGGTTTGGTATCACTACCCATTCAGCTATGAAATTAGAGAGTAGAGGAGGCGAAAAAAGTACAGCTCTTATACTAAAATCTATGAACGGAGAAGAAAATATAGCCCTCAATATTGAAGAAGGTGATATAATGGTTAAAGGGCAAAAAGGATATACCAACACACACGAAATTAGTAACCACAGAATAACCATAATCAATGGTATAATAACCAATATAGAATATATAGGATAATAATTCAAAACTCAAAAACAATTCAATATTATGCAAATCATTCAAAAAACAACCCACATTACATCACAAGAAGAAGTACAAGGCGTAATCGTGATGTACTCTTACGAATTTGAGAAAGACCAAAACCCTCAATCAATATCTTTCTCTGTACAAAAGAAAGTAGAAGAACAAGGTTACTACCCCTACCTACACGGAAATGTTACTAACCATAGCTTCGATGTTCAAAACAACAGTTTCCAACCCTCAGATATTGAACTCTACAAGCACATTCACGAGACTTGCGCTGCTATTATCAATGGTCAAACCACGAATGATAAAAGCATATCAGAGTAGTAAATTGCTAACTAATCACCAATCAAAAAGGCTATCAGCACCACGCTAATAGCCTTTTTTCTTTCACTTTCTTAAAACCGAAATAACTTATACCGCCAACCTATCCACACCACCAATAGCACAACCACCACCCACCACCATCTTATTACTATTCCTTTCACTTCTTTTGTCTTATAAGCCATCGTTATCGACTCGTTTATCCTTCGCTCTTCCTTAGAGCTTTGTATAACCGTATTAGTAAGAGTAGCCTTCGCCTCTATTAGGCTATTAGAAAGGCTGCTTTTGCCACTTATCCTCACCTTTCCACCTGTTACCCTTATCATCTCACTATCACCGTCCCTAATGCGGTAATACACCAACTCCTTACTATTCCCCTCGCTATCCTTATCACTTTCAAGGGTTACTTCATATTCTTGTAAGGCGTGCGTATCAAGCTGTAAGGTTTGCGCATTGTGCTGAAAAAGAGCCATACTATCCTTGTACTTTATAATACGCTCCTTTTGCACCTGCTTTTGTTCGGTAATGGTTGCCTTGCGAGTTCTACACCCTATGAGGGTAAGAAATGCTAATAATGCAATGATTATTCTATTCATAACTACTTTTCTTGTTTTCTAATTTCTTTTTCGAGCCACATTGTGCCCTCTTCTAATTTTGTAATTACAAGTGATAACTCTCTTGTACGTGGCAACTGCTCTACTTTTGTAAGTAAGCTGTCCAATTCCTTTTTTAATTCTTTAAATTCTGCTGTCATATTCTTCTATTGTTTTGATTAACTTCTTTAAACTATCGGCATAGTTAGGCGCGGTTGCATAGCCCGCTTTGGCTACCTCCTCAGCAAACTTATACGGGTCCGCTTTCACCTCCAACGCCTTAGCGTATCTTTTGTTTTTGAAAAAGAATTGAGCGTGGTCGGTAAAGCATTCCTCAGGCGTGTCATACTTCCTAAACCAGTCCTTCACCCTGTACAACCACTTCCCATTGGTGAGCATCTTCACTGATACCACCAGCGGAAACAAATGCTTCATATTAGGGCTATTCAGCACCTCCGTAGTCAGCAGCAATTGCCGCTTATTCTCAGGCGTGTCAGCCGTAGCCTTCACTCCAAAAAACATATTCCCTGGCACACTCTTAGCCCAGCCCGTTTCCAACGCCGCTTGTGCCAAAATAAAGAGGTGCGAAATCCCCGTTTTGAGCTCCGTTTCCAGCGCAAAACGCTTGTATTGCTTTATAAATTCCTTCGGTGTCATTGTTGTTCGTTGTTAGAGGTTTGAGATGTTTCGGACTGTTCAGCTTGTTCAGATTTTTCATTCATATAATTAGAGATGGTTTTAGCGACTTCCTCTAAATTCTCACGATTGATAAACACTTGCTGAACGACTTGTCCCGCTCGGTCTAACCGCACTTTGTCTTCGGCTTTTTCGCGTATCGATTTGATTTCAATTAGACATAGCACTATTGCCATAAAGAAAGTGATAAAAGGAAATAGCCACAATGAAGTTTGGTAATAGATTTCTAAGTACCAAGAGAGCAAGCCGTACATACTATCCACAATAGTACAAGCTATAAGTATGTTGTAGTATTGCGCCATCTTGCTAATGGTACGCCTATATCCGTATGAGTTACGCGCAATACCCAAACGTTTAGCTTTGCGCACACCACTCCAAAGGTCGGCGAATATCATAAGGAGTACAAGAATGTAGATACCGAGTAGTATCCATAGAATTACAAAAATCTTTTCCATTTACAATAAAATTAAAGGTTTACAACGCAAAATTACCACATTATGCCCCCCCTTTTACGCTCCCCTTCAAAATGTCAAAAAATTGTCAAACCACCCTTACATTACTTAACATTTTACCACCTACTTTTGCAAAAACAAATATTGTACATCTATGTTCTTAGAAAAATTATTACAAGCACTCAAAACCAAGTATGCGCACTTGGGGTTGGACGAAGCTATTTTAAAAGCAATCGCTACCCGATTGGCGAATGCGGTTAAAGAAGAAAGCGAAATTGAAAACGCCGTTAAAGGAGTTGAGGAAGAAGTTAAGCTATTGCAATCAGTAGCCGATAAAGGGCGTACCAGCCTTACAAAGGCAGAGGAGGCTCGCAAAAAATTAGAGAAAGAACTTGAAGAAGAAAGGGCTAAATCTAATCCAAAACCTCAAAACCCACCTACTCCCCCAAAAGAGCCTAAACCTGATGAAATACCAGAGTGGGCAAAAAGCCTCTTGGAAGCTGTTAACAATCAAGGTAAGGCTATTCAAGCCTTTCAAGAAGAGAAGCAACAACAAAGCGCCAAGGAACGTTTCCTAAACCAACTCAAAACGCAGGGGGTATCGGAAACATTCTACAAACACCACTTAGGGCGTACTTTCAAAGACGATGAAGAAATGAATGCCTTTGTCAGCGAACTAAAAGCCGATGAACAAGCGTTTTTGCAAGCACAAACCAATACGCAACTATCATCGCTATCAGGTTCGGTATTAGGAGCAGGAAAAGACAACAATGGCGTTTCTGCCGATGTACAAGCGTATATTAACGATAAATTCAATAAACAGTAAACACTTATGAACGAAGTTAAAATTTCAGACAAAGCAGGTCGCCAAATAGTCGTGTTTGACCAGTTGGATGTTACCTACCCTGGTGGGGTGTATATAGACCCTACTACTGCTAAGGAACGCTTTACCGATGGAGTTATCCCCGCAGGCACGCTCGTAATGCCCGACACTAATGGTACATTCAAGGTTGTAAAAGAAGACCTTTCACAAGCCAATACCGCAGGAGCATTGGGGCTTACCGCTCACGATGTAGTCATTGACGATATGCCACTTGTAGCAGTCGTAATGGCAGGAACAGCACGCAAAGACGCGCTACCCGACAAAGAAAAAGCAGGCGTGGCATTCCTACGCACCGCTTTGCCTCGTATCTCATTCGTTTAATAACTTAAAAATTAAAAGCAGATGAATATCAACGCAAATAACATTATTACCGAGTTCTCTCAGGCTAATATGAATGCTATTATCCAAGCCTACCCATTAGGAGAATTGCGCTACCGCGAATATTTCCCATTGGTGTTCAACCCTTATCTTAGATATTCTAATATCGAAGGGGCTGACGGTGCTAAAATAATGGCGGACATCGTGGCTATTGGCTCAAAAGCACCACGCAAAGGGCGCGAGTTCGTGGAAAACATCAAAGGCGAAATACCAAAAGTAGAAATAGCCCGTGATTTGAACGAAAAAGACCTCCTAACCATTCAGCAACTCCGTTATGCGGTAAATGCGAACCCTACTAATGCGGGTATCAAAAACCAGCTTATTGAAAAGATATACGAAGACCCTCGTTTTTGTATTGACGGTATCAATGCTCGTATGGAGTGGATGGCTAAACAACTTGTATCTACTGGTAAATACAAAACTACCACTACCAATAATGGTGGAGTGGTGAATGTATCGGTAGACTTCAAGGTGAAAACACAAAACGCCCTCAAAAAATGGGCAGATGCGGATGCGAACCCTATGGAGGAAATCGAAAAATACCAAGAGGAAGCCAAAGGCAAAGGGTATAGTTATACCACTATCACTATGAGCCGTGCCACTCTCAATCAGGTATTGAAGAACAAAAACACACGTGCATTTGTGTTAGGTGTTCCTATCAACAACACTACCATTTTGCCTGATGTACGTTTGGAGCAACTCAACGCTGAACTTGCTGAACGTGGATTGCCTATTATCAAAGTATGGGAGTCTTTCATCAGCTTTGAGGGCAAAGACGGAGAAGTAATAGTGGCTAATGGTTGGGAAGAAGGAAATATCCTATTCTCTACATCAGCTCAACTGGGTACTACCCAATATACCACGACTACCGAGTTCACAATGGACTTTGCCGATGTGATGAGCAAATCTATTAAGGATAACTTCATTTTGGTAAATACTTTTGGGCATCAAGACCCTATTTCAGTATCTACCAAAGCCACAGCGTTCGCTACTCCGGTATTGAACGACTCTAAGCGCAAACTCATCATCAAAACGAAGTACTAAGATGACTGCACAAGCGTACATAGATGAAAAACTCAAACTTTGGAACGTAGAATACCCCACAACCCTACTCATTGCAGAAATGCAGCGAGTAGGATTGGGACTTTCTGATGAGTTCAACGAGGAGAACGAACGAAAGACAAAATTGTTTTTCTACAACCTTATTCCTGAACTCTTATTGCGCCCAGTGTCCTTTTCTGAGGGTGGTTTATCTTTCTCTTATGACAAATCGGCTATTACTGCCTTTTACAATTTGCTTTGTAAGCAGCTCGGTAGGGTGAATTTGTTGGAGGAAAAAGCCACCGTAAGAGATATTACCCATTTATTCTGAAATACTGCAAGGAAATGAAAATATACCCGTACCTATTGAAGGTGAAAGCATCGCAAGCCCCTACTATTGATGAAAATGGCATACCTATCTATCCAAGCGACCCTATCGAGTGGCAAGAAATAGGTGTATGTCGTGATGAAATAGCAGGAGCGGGGCAAAAGATAAGCAAAGTAGACGGACAAATATTTGAATGTACTGCTACTGTCTATGCCCCTAAAAATACACCAAAAATAGAAGCGGGTACAACCTTGCAAGTAGTAGATACAGAGGGGAATATTCGCCTTGAAAAGCAAGTAATACGATTTTCAAAAGACCTTTTTCACTGCCGTATATTCGTATGATAACACCACAATTCACCCCAGCAGATATAGAACGTATGCTTCAAGAAAAGATAGCCAAATACGAAGAGAAAATAGTACGTATCCTTCGTATTGTAGGTGAAAAGTGTATCAATGAAGCTCGTGAGCACGGAAGCTATCAGGACCAAACGGGCAATCTCCGTTCGTCTATTGGGTATATTGTCTTAAAAGACGGCAAACCCATTGAAAAAGGAGGTTTTAAACTTACTAAGTCAGGTGGCAACGGACAAAAAGAGGGTGAAGCATTCATCAATAAAGTAATATCTCAATACCCAAAAGGTTTTGTACTGGTAGTAGTAGCAGGAATGAAGTACGCCGCTTATGTAGAAGCACGCAATTACAATGTACTCTCATCAGCTGAATTATTAGCCGAAAAAGAAGTGCCAAAACTCCTAAACGCATTATCGCAATGAAAAAAACAGCCTCGCAAATAGAAGCCGATATTTACAAGTACTTTAAGGATAAGATAAATCCCCTTATCAATGGGCAAACCTATCGTAGTGGTGTGCGTCCGTTGAACTCACAAAAAGAGGATTGTGTAATAGCATTCCTTACTGGTTTAGATGGTCAATATCAAACGGGGGTGATTAACATCAATATTTTTGTCCCTACGGTCAAAAATAACGATAATCAGTATAGTAAAAACTTTGTACGTTGTGAAGCTATCGAGGGTGCTTTAATGCCTATCATTGAAGAAGCTAAAACTGCCTTGCATAATTACAAGTTACAACTTCATCAGCTTATACAAACCTTTGAGGACACGGATATTAAGCAGTTTTTCATCAACGCAAAAGTAAAATTCAGATATAACACATTTAACGGGTAGCACCCGTAGGCAATTAATCATTAACATTTAATCATTGTATTATGGCATTCGTAGATAATAACGCCACCGCTTGGGGCGAAATAGAATTTAAATTTGGAGCACCAGGAGCAGGAGGTGCAATGGGTACTGTACTAAAAACGTTAGGTATCGTCAAAGAAGATAGTTTTTCTTTTGAGACGGAGGACGGCAAAGAACTCAAATGGACAGCCATTGGTGGTAAAATCATCGACCAAATGAAAAGCGAACCTACCCTGAAAGCAAAATGTACCGTTAAAAACCTTAACAAGGCATTGCTTTCTGAAATTTGGGATGTAGAAGAGTCAGGCGACAAACTCATCATCAAGTCTTTTGTTTCTACCAAGAAGTTCTCTTTTTCTATTGTTCCAAAAGTGTCAGGAGCAGAAAAAGTTGATATGTTCTACTGCTCAATAAGTGGTAAGCTCAACTATACAGCAGATAGTGGCTACAATGTAGATGTAGAAATCACTATCCTCAATGGTGGTAAAGGATTTTTATCAATCGAAAAAGTAGCATAACCTATGGAAGAACAAGTAGCACAAACCCTACTTGAAGAACCTACAACGGTAACCATTGGGGGCGAAGCGTACCAAGTCGCTCCGCCCTCTATTTTTACCCTCGTAAGGGCTTCAAAGTACATCAGCAAAATACCTACCGACACTATTAGTGAGGGGAATATATTAGGCTCAATCATACACAATGCCGAAGAATATGAGAATATAGCGTGGGCTATATCAGTAATCCTATTAGGCAAAGATTTTACTCAAATAGTTACCTATCCTAAATGGCAGTTTTGGCGCAAAAAGAAGAATGTAACCAAAGGCGAATTGCTGGCAAAAAAACTCATTAATACCCCCATTACCGAAGTATCAGCCGCCTTCTTTAAAGTGTTAGGACAAATAGATATACGCGCTTTTTTCGTCATTACCACTTCCCTCAAAGGAATGATGATAACCAAACCAACGAAGGAAGTGGAGAACCAAACGACAGCATCTGGGGACTTGTAGGCTCATTCGCCAAACAGTACGGGCTCACCTTCAACTACGTGCTAAAAGAAATAAGCTATGCCAATGTAATGCTTTACAGTGCCGTTATCCCCTCTTATGACTATGACAAGGATACTAAAAAAGCCCCACAGAAATCAGAAAAACGCACCTCCTATGCCGATTTTCTCAAAGGAATAAAACAATTCACCCAATAACCTATCTAATATGCAACCACAAGACGGAGCCCTATTATTCCAAGTAAGAGCCGACCAATCACAGATACAAAAAGATGTAGAGGCTATCAAAAAACAATTCGAGCAAATGACACGCAAAGCCGTTGAAGAGGGCAAAAAGCAAGCCGATGTATGGCAAACCCTCCTCAAAGGTGCAACCGCCTATTTCACCCTGCAAGGCGCGCAATCCTTCATTAGCCAAATGATAGCCGTACGCTCCGAATTTCAGCAGCTCGAAATATCTTTTGGGACGATGCTCAAAAGCAAGGAAAAAGCCAACGAACTAATGGCACAACTCACCGACCTTGCTGCTAAAACCCCCTTCGGATTGCAAGAAGTATCCGAAGGAGCAAAACGATTGCTCGCCTTCCAAGTACCTGCACAAGAGGTAACCGAAACCCTTCGCCGTATGGGTGATGTCGCCGCAGGGCTCGGTGTCCCTATGGGGCAACTCATTCACGTATACGGGCAAGTCAAAGCACAAGGAAAGCTAATGACCAACGACCTATACCAGTTTATGAATGCCGGTATTCCTATCATTGCCGAACTAAGCAAAGTCGTAGGCAAGAGCGAAACCGAAATCAAAGATATGGTATCAGCGGGCAAAATAGGTTTCCCTGAAATACAAGCCGTTATCAAGAATATGACCAACGAAGGCGGCTTGTTCTATAACCTAATGGCAGAGCAAAGCAAATCATTAGGCGGACAAATATCCAACCTGCAAGACAATTTCGACCAAATGCTCAACGAAATAGGCAAAGCCAGCGAGGGGGTCGTATCAGGAGCCATTAGCGGAGTAGCCTATTTAGTAGAAAACTACCAAACACTCGGCAAAATCATCGCAGGGCTCATCACCACCTACGGAGCATACAGAGCCGCCGTTATCGTCAATAATACCCTCGTAGCCCTCAGCACCCAGCTTACTAATGGCTGGACAGTAGCACAACTCGCCCAATACAGAGGGCTTTTGCTGTTAGAGAAAGCCCAAAAACTCCTCAATGCCACTATGCTCTCCAACCCCTACGTATTTATGGCAACAGCAGTAGCCGCATTAGCCGCAGCAATGTTCGTCCTTACCGATAGAACTTCATCTGCCGAAAAAGCCCAAAAACGCCTCAACGAAGAAAGAGAAATCGCTATGGCTAAGGAGCAAGAACACAAACAGCATATCGAAGAACTTATCGATACCGCTACCAACCAATACCTCGCCGATACCGATAGGCGCAAAGCCCTTACAGAACTTGCGGGTGCTTATCCCCAAATATTCGCAAAATACGATATAGAAAGCATCAAACTTGCCGATATACTCAAACTCAAAAAAGAAATAGCCGAGTTTGACGCCAACAAAGCACGCGGGCAACGCCAAACCGACTATTCCAAGAATAAAGAATACGCCAAAATACTGTACGATATAGGCACAAAACAAGGCAGCAAAGGCTTTGACGAAATAGCCAAAGGTTCAGACCTCGACAGAGTAATTACAGAGAAATTCGGCAACCACTGGCGCACCTTTGGGAATTATAGCGAAATATACGCCTACTTCAATGAAAAGCAAAAAAACGCCAAAAAAGAACTAAAAAGCGATGCCCTTAGCGATTGGACAGCCAACCTTAAAAACCAATCTGAAACCGAACTCCAAAAACAATTAGAGCAGCGCAAACGCCTCATTGCCGACCTGCAAAAACAAGAAAAAGAAGGCAAAAAATGGGCTTCACACGGTGTAAAGTTTGGCGAGGAGTGGTACGCCTTCAATAAAGAAGAACTACAATCACAAGCACAAGCCCTACAAGCACAATTAGACCACCTTCACGAAAAAACATATAGCTATACCGACCTTTCAAAGAAGTATGCAGCAGCCGTAAAAAACGCTGAAAAAGCCCTCGCTGATATTACCAACAACAAGGCAGGATACAAAACCGAAACAGACTATCAGAAAGCCGTTTCCGAAGCAAAGGAAAATCTCAAACAAGCCAAAAAGGTGTATGACGACTTCACCGTAAAGCCGTCTAAAACCAAAAAGGAGAAAACAAAAACAGAGTTCGACACCGAAAAAGCCAACAGAGACCACCAGCGACAAATCCAAGACGACCTTTTTAGGCAAGAAGAAGCCCGCATCAAGATAATGCAAGATGGGGCTGAAAAACGCCTTGCTATCATACAATTAGAGTACGACAAGCAAGAAGAAGAGATAAGGAGGCGTTCGCAAGACCAGTTAGCCGCTTTCATTGAGAACGAAAAGCAAAAAGCCGCAGCAGCGGGCAAATGGAAAAAAGGGCAGGACTTCGACACCAATACCGAAGCCATCAATGCCGAAAAAGACCGCCTTGCCGAAAACGAAAAGACACTTTTAGCCTCCAATGCCGATTACCAACGCTTTCAACAGGAACAAGTCTATAAAGAGCTGTTAGAAAAGTACCAGACTTACACCGACCAGCGCAAAGCCATTGAAGAAAAATACAATGCCGATATAGCAGCCCTACAAGCCAAATTAGGGGCAGACGCTCCACAAGTGAAGAAAGCACAAGACGAAAAGGCACGTGAGCTTAAAAAGTTGGATATACTCTACAAAAAAGAAGGCACAGCCATTGCAAAACTCTTTGAGAACCTACGCAAAAAGACCGTCAAGGAAATACGCCAAACCATTACAGACGCCGAAGCCGAGATTGATGCCTTAGCAAGCAACCTCGATATGAGCGACAATGCCAATGTAGAGTTTATTAAAAACCTCCGTCAGCAGTTAGAACAAACAAAAGACACCGCCGACCGTAGCGACACTACCTTTGGCAAGCTCGGCACAAATATTAAGAAGCTATTCCACGCCAAACCCAATACAGCCGAGTGGCAAGAAGCCTTCAATGGTATGCTATCATCAGCTCAATCTATTACAGGCGAGTTTGCCCAATTAGGACAAGAATTTGAAAAACTCGGACAAAGCTCAGGCAACGAAAGCCTGAAGCGTATAGGGCAAACAATGCAAAATGTAGGTAATGTGCTTAATCGTACATTGTCTATGGCGCAAATAGGAGGGTCTGTAGGAGGAGGCTGGGGAGCGGCAATTGGAGCAGTTGTAGGGTTAGTTACATCAGGGTTTGAAAATGCAGCCAAAGCACGTATGGAGCACGAAAAGAAGTTGCAAGAAATAGCCAACTCTAAGATAAATCAGCAAAGCGAGTACAATCGACTTTTGTACGAAGAGCGAATGCTACACAAGGAGAATACTTCTGTATTTGGAACAAAAGAAGTGGCTACCGCTCTTGGCTATCTAAAAGAGTATAAAACCCAGTGGGACTCCTTACAAAAAGACATCACAAGCGGTCTTACCAAAGAAAGAAGAGACTATCTAAAGAAAAATTCTAATATTTTTGCCAATGGGTATTTAAATTTTTTAGAATTAGCATCAAAACAAAGCAAACTTGAAAAGATAAGGATAGCAGACGGCAGCTATACCACTGGGGCTTTGTGGTGGAAAGAATCGCATACTGTTTGGAAAAGTGTTGTAGATGTTTATCCTGAATTGATAAAAGCCAATGGTGAATTTAATGCCGAATTAGCTAAAAGTATTGTAAATAATAGGGAATTTGGAGACAGCGGGAAACAAGCCTTACAAGATATTATTGACAGTTACGAACGAGCGCAAGAAGCTCAAAAGAAGTTTGAGGATTACCTACAGAGTACCTTTGGAGAACTCGGCAAGGACATTACTAATAGCGTATATACAGCATTACAGAAGGGAGAAGACGCCTTTGAAAGTTTTGCCAAATCAGTAGGAAATATAATAGGCAAATTAGGGAAGCAGATGGTGTATGAGCTATATGTAGCAGATGCTTTCAAAGATTTGCAAGCGAAGCTACTTCAGGCAGGTAAAGATAGCAAGGGTAATAGCGAAGGTTTTGCGCGCCAATCATCTCAACTTGTAGGCGATTTTGGCAATGCGATGAAAGGCAAAATAGGTGAAATGCAAGAGTTTTTGAAGAAGTGGAATGCTATGAGCAGCGGTTTAGGTTTTGACTTCCTTAATGAGCAACGCAAGGCTACAGAAAAAGGATATATGCGAATGAGCCAAGACACAGGAGACGAATTGTTAGGGCAAGACAGATTGCAAACAGAGTTACTGAAACAGACCAAAGACGGCATACTACAAGCTATTGAGTACTATAAAGGGTTTACAAATTCATTTGAAACGCTCAAAAGCAACTTAGCCCAGCAGTTACAGCACCTTGCAGGAATTGAGACAAATACCTACCAATTACACGAAATGAAAAAGGATATAGCAGGAATGAAACGTGGTATAGATGAACTTACTACTAAAGGTATTAAACTGAAGTCATAAAAAAAGCCCTCACAACGAGGGCTTTTTTACTATCTCCTATCGCTTCTGGCTTCTTTAAAATAAATTTTATCATTATAGGAAAACTTCCATTTATATATAAATGTATATTCTCTACCTATAGGAATTGGATTAGTGAAATATTCCACTTTTTCTTCAAAAGTATTGTAATCAATGGTAGTTAAAGATGTGTTGGTAATAGCTTCTATTATTTCTACAGAATGAACTTTTATTTTTAATCCTGTTTCGTTATGAAAATAACAATACATTGTTTTTGTGGGTGTATTACTACCTAATGAGTATCCTGTAGAAGTTTCAAGTCTTACATTGTCTATTAAGTAGTCATCTAATATTTTTACTGATTTTACTTTTAGTTCTAAGTATTTACCATTAGCAAGAGTTCCTTTTATTGTAACTTCACTTTCAATAGGTTTTTTAGCAATAAGAACCCCGTCTTTTACTTCTGCATATTCAGCATTAGAAGATGTCCATATAACATTTTTATCTTTGGCATTTTGAGGCTCAAAAACAACATTTAAAGAAACTCTTTGATTTTCGTATAGTTTAATATTAGAATATTCTATATGATTGTCTCCTCCTAAATTTTTACTATATTGAAATTCTAACCACCCTTTTGGATAATCCTTTAACTTTATAACATCTACTTCTATATCTTTTACTATAACACGGCAAGAAGATTTTAACTTTCCAATAGTAGCTGTAATCGTACAAATTCCTGATTTTAAACCTGTCAGTTCGCCTCTTTCAACAATAGCTATATTTTTATCACTTGTTGTCCATTCTATATTTTCAGTGGCGTTTGTAGGTGTAATACTATATTGTATGAGTTTAACATTTCCTACAGTAATAGACAACTCATTAGGTAGTGATATGCTTTGAGCCTCTACATCACTAACAATGATAGGAATTTTTTTAGTTATATCTTTTTGAGAATTTGAAGCTATAATTAGTAGATTTGTAGTACCTTTTATTACTCCAAATACACGATATTTGTTATATTTATCTGTAACACGAGCTATTCTATCATCTTCAATTTCAACTCTTTTTATATACCATTTAGGCTCATTTGACTTGATAGTAATATCCTCAGGAACTCCAATTTTGACAGATATTGGGTTATTAGATACAATAATTTCAGGTAATCTTTCTTCGTCTTTGTCGTTCTTTGAACAACTTGCAATAGCAAGCACCGCTATTAGTAATAATACAATTCTTTTCATTGGTTATTGGTGTTTTTAAATTATTTTCCAAATAGTTTATTCATTACATCGGCTTGTTCCTTTTGGAAAAAGTCCCTCAGATAATGTTCAGTAGTTGATAGCTTAGTATGTCCCAGCAGTTTAGAGATGTGAAACAAATCTACTTCGTTTTTTACTGCATAACTCGCAAAGGAGTGTTTGGCTATATGCATTGAAACGTGCTTAGTGATACCTATATGCTCGGCAAGTATCTTTATAGCCCTATTTACCTTATTATTGGCTATAAAAATTGTATATTCTATCCCCTCAATGTCTTTATCCTTACACTTATCAAGAACAGGAAATACATACTTTTTATTAGTTTTGTATTTCTGTAATATGGCAGACAATTTAGGGGTAATAGGAATGTATCGTGTTGCCCCAGCCCTTTTTTCAGATTTACCCATTGTATAAACGATTTCGGTATCGGTTACATTTTCCCATTTCAGCTTACATACATCACTAAAACGCATTCCTGCGGTATAAAATGAAAAAAGAAACATATCACGAGCTAAAACCATTGATTTGAAGCGTGGGGCTATATCATACTGCTCAAAAAGGGTTATTTCCTCAATAGTTAGGCTTTCCTTTTTGGTATTCACAGTCCTAATTTCATACCCTTTGAGGGGGTTTTTCTCAATAAGTCCCAGTTTTACGGCTTTATTGAGAATTGCGTTTAAGCACTTAAAATTAGAGGCTATGGTATTAGGTTTATTGCCACGTTTCATTAGCCACAGCTCATAGTCTTTTGCCCATAGGGGGGATATATCAGTAAAACTAAGATAAGAGGAAAAAGTACGTAGTTTATCAAGGTAACTCTGATATGTTTTAGCCGTTCTTATAGCTTCTTTCATTCTTGTCTCATCAATTATAGACTGGTAAAAGTCTAACATTGAAGAACTATCGTACTTTTTGCTATTTTTATAGATTTGCAGCAGTCGTTTTGCTGATACACCCTCATTTTTGTAATAGAGCATTTTCACCTCATTAAGGAGTGCATTTAGCGAGGCGTTAAGCTGTTCCTCAAGTGTGTTTTTTTTCACTTGCTGCTTTTTTTCGTCCCATTGAGTTTTGAGTACCGAAACGCCAGTATCTAAATACTGAATATCCTTAGAAGAGGTGAAGAAGCGCAAGCGCACTGCCTGTGTGCCATTTTGCTTTTTATAGTCTCTTAATTGGAATTGAAAGTTCATAGGCTTATATTATCATTGGTTCAATATTGGTTCATAAATCTTCAAAAAATAATCATCAATAACCACCTATGAACATTTTGTAATTCCTTGTAAATCTGATATAGACACCTAATTTACTGATATTTAGGCTTCGCTTTCCTTCATAGTGTGACAAACTAGCAGA